AATTCTGCTGAACGTTTGATAAATGAATTCTTAGTTTTAGTAAGAATCTCTTTACCTTCTGCTACCATGCGTACTTTAGTTTCCACTAAATCACGTTTGTCGTCATGGAATTCTGCTAGTTCACGTGACAATTGTTTAACAACGAATTCTTTAGTTCTATCTAAGTGTTCGTTAACTTTTGCACGGTCGGCTCTCAGTTCCTTAACTTCATTTGCTAGTTGAGAAGTAATGAATTTTTCAAGGAGTTTTGCATGTTCAGAAATTGCTTTCTTATATGCAACACGCTCTGCGATTAGGGCTTCACGGTCAGTTTTAAACTCGTCCATTTCAGTTTTAATTGCAGATGAAAGCATGTTGTCCATTGCTTCTACAATAACTGATTTGTCGTGTTCAAACTTCTGTGCGAACTCTTCACGCAACTCGGCTGTTATCTCCTCTCTTGCTTCATTTATTTGTGCTTCCCAAGCCTCTGATATTTGAGTTGAAACTTCTTCACTCAAAACATCTGACTCAAGTAGCCCAGCAAGGATTTCATTTTTTGCCATTGTTACTTCTCCTTCTCTTATTAAAGTTTAAGTTCTCTAATGAACTTAACTATTTCTTTAGACAAGTACTGTTGTGCAGACTTGTCGTTTTGAACATTTTGTGCTAGTTTCCAAGTATCGTAACCGCCATTCATGTTCATTAATCCTTCGTATATTGCTTTTGGATATGCGTCCGGGGCACTTGGCTGTGCCACAATATCGACTGTAATAATTTCATAATTGCTCACGTTACCAGCGTGGTCAACTTCACCAGAACCACGAGACGAGACACCTAAAGTGGCACCTGATTCGATTAATGTTCTGATAATGTTACCCATTGGCGTAGGAACAATCTTTAGTTTACCAAAGCCGTTAGGACCATCCATCCACATATTTTCAATTATGTGTGAAACACGGTCAACGTTGACTGTCAATTCAGGTGGGTGGTCACACTCACCTAGAACTGGAAATCCTTCCTTGATTTTCGCTTGGACTGATTCCACTGCTCTTTTGATTTCTTTCACCGGGTATACTCGTTGGTTAGCATTCTTAACGTCACCTTGGACAAAAATGCCTTCCATGAACATACTCTTACTACCATCATCGCTTTCAACAATACGTGATTGTACATTTGCTTGATTATGTGATAATCTTTCAATAAGAACTGTCATTGGTTTCTCCTAAAAAGAATTGTTACTTAGGCTTTGCTTGGTGCTGGCGCTTTTTTATTGCCAGGTACATTAACATTGCCCGTTTTCATGTCTTCTGCTTTTGCTGAACCGCCAGATGTGTTACCATCTACTTGTCCAACTGGTCCTGCGTCACTTTCGTCCGCACCACCGTCTTTTGCAACTGGTGAATCTTTATCACCGTCTGCGCCAGGCTTAGCAGTCGCTGGAATAGAATATTCTTCCAACTTTTCTTCTGATTCTTCATCTAAATCTTCAGTTGACGCTTCTTCTACTGGCTCTTCTTCAGTTTCATCTGCTTCTTCAACAACTTCTTCAACTGTCTCATCTGCTTCTGCTACTGCTTCTTCCATTTCTGGCTCTTCGATATCTAAATCAATTTCGCCTTCCATGTCGCCTTCTTCGCCTTCTTCTGATTCTGCATCATCTTCGCCAGCCATAATTTTTTCAAATTCTGCTTCTAGGTCTGATAGTGCTGATTCTAGGTCTTCAACTCTGTCTTCGATTTCTTCTTCAGGTGCTTCATCACTCATTTCTAAGTCTTCTTCAGCCTCTTCATCAGATACGTCTTCGTCATCAAAGATTTCTTCTTTTTCAATTTCGTCAGAATCTTCTTGGACATCGTCCTCTAAAGTTTCGACTTCTTCTGTTTCTTCAATTTCCTCAAGTTCTTCTTCTACAACATTGTCGCTTTCGTTTAAAGAATCCTCGTGGATTTGTCGTGCTTGTTCAACAACAAAGTCATGTAAAAGCGATTCCGCTTTTGCTGTCTCTTCGTTGATTAACAATTCTAGCACTTGTTCTAGTGTACTTCTTGACATTATAAGTCTCCTTAATAATATTTTCTTCATAGCCACTACAATTGCGGCAGGGTTATAGAAACGAACAAACTAATGCTACATAAAATAGCAATAGTGGGTTTCATACACAAGTATTTATGGGGTTTATATAGGTATATTGATGAAATACTCGGAAATGAGCATTTTTTTCGGTTTTCTCACCGAACTTAAGATATTTAGTAAGTTTTGATATTATTTAAAACTATACTTAATAATGAAATTTCGCAGTATTATAAGTCTAATTCGCCTGCACCACCCGATGCTGGCGCATCGTCTGAGACGCCATATTGCTTCTTGACTTGCTCATCTTCTGACGCTTTCTGAAACTTTCTGTATTCTCTTATCTTTCTTAGTTTAGAAAGATGGTCAAGAGTCAACCGAATTTTGCGAGTATCTTCTAAATCGATAGCCGTAAATTCGTCATCTTCAGGATTATAATTTTCATTTATTTCTACGTATTTCATAATAGTATTTATGCATCCTCGTCTGTTTCTGCTTCTGCATTCTCATCACCAGAAATTACTGAGCCTTCAGCATCTTCGTCTTCTAAGTCATCGAAGTCTTCACCACCGCCATCAAAGTCGCCACCTGCTGGTCCTGGAGATGCTCCAACCCCTTTAAGTCCGTCTTCACTTCCTTTAAGTGGGTCGTCAACATTGCGTTCTTCTTTCCACAACATTTCATTTTCTAAGATTTCTTCTTCAGATAGTCCTAAGAAACGCTTCATTGCAAAACGTTTACTGATATAGTCTGCGGCTTCTACGCTCGTGAATACGTTCATTGCGACTTGGTCTACTTCTGCTTGGCGATACTTACCAAAGTTTTGAACAACATTAAACGATAAGTCGAAAGAACTGCTTTCAATCAAAACACCACGATGTTTTAAAAACATCTTAAATTCTTTATCTAATTCTTCAATGATAAGTTGTTGTAATCTTTCACAATATTTTGTAAATCTAAACTCTTGTATCATTGCAGTACCAGTTCTGCCGTCATTGAACGCAGAACCATTTGCATCCATGCCACCCAAGTAACTTGGTGGGACACGCAAACCTCTTAATAGTTTATCGTTAAAGAACTTCAAGTCATCAATCTGACCTAGATTCTCACCACCTGGCAGTGTTTCAACTTTAGAACCACGGCCTTCGGCTGTTTGAGCAAAGAAGTAATCTTCCATAATAGATAGTGGATTGTATGCACTATCAACAACGTTAGCACCACCACCAGTTTTAGATGGGATTCTACGTTGATGGATTTCATTCTTAATACGTTCTAAGTGTTGACGTGCTTTATGTGTTGGCATATCACCAACATCAATATAGAATACTCTACGCTCTGGCGCACGTTGTACACGATAGATAATAATAGAGTCTTCTAGTAATTCTTTTTGTTTGTATACTTTAAATACAGGCTCAAGCATACTTGTGCCGAAAGGCCAGTATTGGTCAATACCTTCACTTAGTGATACATGAATAACGTGTTTGGCATCAATTGCTGTTGTAGTAACATCGTGTGCAAAACGAGAACCTTCTGGCGCACCAGAAGAATAACTTTGTTGCATACCAGCAGTAGAGTTAGGAATACCCATCTTTTGGTTGCCTGTCTGTGATAATTTAACTGTGTCTGCTGTGATGTTAAGACTTTGCATATTGATGTCTAAATCTTTAATATAATATGCTTCAATCTTTTTACCTTTGCCTTCATTTACGACAACTTTTTCAACTTTTGATGGATTTACCCAATATAGTTTATATGTTTCTGGGTCTCTTACGAATAATTGGTCACCATATTTAACTGTATTTCTAAAAATTCTAAAAATACGTTGATTCATTTTGTTCATCGAACACCACTGACGTAGTGATTTTTGAAGAACTTCGTTCTCAGTAAACGATGGGTCTTCATTGTATTGAATGTTAAATGGTAGTTTAGTAGTTTCACTAAACAATGTAGAAAACTCAGCAATAGTGTCTAACGCCGCATTAACTTCGGAATCCATGTCCATTTGGTCATATTGACCATATCTTTGGGCTCTATTGGGTTGTCCCATATAGACTTCTGGTAGCCAACTGCTATATTTTGAACTGGATGCATTGTTTGATGCAGGTCCAGATTCTACAGATGGGCGTGGAACACCATCATATGTTTTAAAGTACTTTTTCCAAGTCATAATTTTATCCTAATTCTATTTATATTAACATATCCTGTGTTCATTGTCAACCCTATCCTATCTCTAATTCTCACTTAACGCTTTTAATAGACTATCCAACTTATTCATAACTTTTGCTTGAGATTCAAGAACTGATTTATTTAATTCGTCTTTATTATCACCAGTTGCCGCTGTAGTTTTAAGCAATGTATCTACAACAGTTTGAAATTCGGCTTTCTGTGCTAATAATTGTGCTTCTGAATACTCATCGCCATCTTTCTTGAGTGTTTTTACCAAATCTTTACTCATCTTAGAAAAATCTTTGACTTCACCCTTACTTATAGTAGTTACACCCGATATATTTGTCGTGAAATCTCTTGCAGTTATTATATCATTATCTGCATTGCCAAACGATAATATTCCGCCAGCGAACTCGCCAACTTGTAACATCGTTTTTCCAAACCAACTCATCGTTCTGTCAACTGAAGTTCCTACATTATTGATACTATCTATTAAATTTGCGTTTGCTGTAATTGTATCTGCCGCTTGTTCGGCAAATTTTCTATTTGTTTCAGTTAGAAGTTCCATATTTTTAACAAATCCAGGCATAACCTCGTTCATCGCTGTTTCCATAAGATTTGCGGCCTGTAGTTGTTGGTCTCTGAATTTTACAACCGCGGCATCTTCTCGGCCACCGGCAGATATGCCTTTTGAGATATCAGACATATTTTGTGCTAGTTCATTCATTTGTGCTAACTGAACTAAAATTCTTTCATCTGCTATTGCTAATCCTCTTGAGGCGCCTCCACTATAACGTTCTAATTCACGTGAAACAAATTCAGGCATACTTGTTGCCATAAAACTTTGAAACTGTGCATCGCCACCATTTTGTAATTGTGCCGCGGCTTCATTAACAAATTTTATCATTTCCATTCCTAGTGGAGTCTGTGAAGTATCTTGAAATTGACTTGTCAACTGAAACATCTGGTCAGAACCTGCTCCCAGTCTTGCGGCTAACAAGTCTGTTAGTGGATTATCAACGCCACCCATCATTTGCATTGCATTTCTAACTGAATCTTGTGTTGCCCTATCAAGCGTTAATAACATACCCTTTTCAGCAAAGCCTAGGCTATTCTTCAATAATGATGCCGCATCTTCCATTGAAATTTTTAATACATTTGAAGTTGCTTGAACATTAGACATGAAACTATCCATTCCATCTCTTAATTCTCTGTCTGACCTTCCTTGAAGTTGACCAGCGATACGTAACGTGTCTAAATATTCTCCTGCAATTCCGGCAACTTGACCAAATTCTATAGCAAATTCTTCCATTAGTCCGCCTGGACCTCTAGCCATACTATTAACAAAGTCTAACGTACTCTTTACGCCCAATACACCAACAGTTTTTGCAAAATCTTTAGTAAATTCTGCGGCCATACCAAAAGTAAATCCAGTATCACTGACTGTCTTTGCTATTGAAATAAATCCATCATTAACAGAATTAATTCCACCCAATAAACCCGATGTACGAAGTTCTTCTGCAAAATCAAATCTTTGTTCAAATCCAGTTTTGGTTGCTTCTTCAACTGCCGCTATCATTCCTAATCCTGAGGCTAATGCCGCTGTCATTTTCTCATAGGCTTTTGATTGTTTTTCACCTTCAAGTGTTTTTGTTGCCTCTTCTTTACTAAGACCATCTCGCATAAGTTGTTTTAACTGAATTGCTTCTTTTCTTTCTTCTCTAGAATTCTTTACTATTTGGTCAGTCAGTCCATCTACTCCCATTACCACACCTTGAATACCTTTAAGATGTCTACTTAAAACACCTTGAGTTTGAACATTCTGGGCTTGTTCCTGCTTTTGACTTTTAGATACTTTGACTCCATTCTGTCTAAGTTCATCGCCAACTTTCTTAAGTTCTTTTGCAGACAGCGAGCCACCACCCTTTACTGCATTGAGTAATTGAACGATTGAAGCATTTTGTGTCGAAATTTGTTTTAATGTTCCTGCAATTTTCGATGCTGTAGCCTCAGTAGACCACTGGGCAATACTGCCACTTATACCCGAAATAAAAACATCTTGTTCGTCTGC